CCAAATGCTCAGGGGTGCAAGCCCATCCTGTGCTTGCCAAAAATTTTAGTATAGCTCTGTCCTTCATACTTACTCCCTCCCTTCTGACTCTTTATTTGAATTCTTAGTATTTTGGGCATCCCCTTCTGTATTTGATTCTTCTTCCTTTTTATCGAGTTCCCCCAGTTTGGATGTAACCCCTGGGATTGGGCGGGATGTTGATTCGTCCTTGTCCGGCAGAGAGGCAATCTTGCGTAGGTAAGCCTCCAATTCATCGTCCGGGGTGATGATGTTGAATTTAAGCAGCCGCCCAAGGAAGGATGCAAGGTCGGACAGGTTCAGCTTTTGCGCTCCCACAGGCTCCAATCTCGGCGCTTCTGTATCGTTTAAAAGCCCAAGAGCCGGACTCCCGATCCACTGTGTATTCACCACATTTGCAATACTTTTAGCAAAGCCCTCAACTGCCTTATGAAACAAATCACTCTGTTCTTTAGCAAGTGCAAAAGAGCCCGATGAATTAACAACCCCAAGGATCAAAAACTGGGCAAGCACGCTCATAGCAATTTTGGCATCGTATCTATTTATGACCGCATTGAGATCAAATTGCCTTTCCCCTGGAGAGCCCTGTAATTCAAAACTCCATCCCGGCGGAAGCACCAACCCCTCTTGTTCATTCCTTTTAACCTGCCTTACAACTTCCCAGGCCCACAATGCCTCTTTGGTAAAATTCCCATCAGCATCGTGCATATTAACATCATCGCTCGGAGTAAGAACGGGCAGGCCTGTGAGGTCTCTTTCCACCCCGATTGCTTCAACCTTCTCAATGTTAGTCCGATAATACCAATCGCGGAAAGCACCACGGAATATGCTTTTTCCCCAAGGGTTTGAGATATTTTTTCTACTTGCAAAATGCAGCACTCTGTTTGCATTAATTTTTACATTTTCCCCAACTTCACCCCATTGTTCTACTTGTTTAATATTCCCTTTGGAGTCTTGGATGTAATCTGCAATTGTAGATTGGGGCCGGAAGTAGAAGCCACTCCAAGTATAAACCCCGTCCTCTTCTTGTTTAATGGTCACTTCAAAATCGGCAAAGCCATAAATCAGGAATGTGACAATCTCTTCCAGACGCTCTGGCCAATTTACATTCTTCAAACTCCTTTTTAATGCCCCCTTGGGATCATTAACCGCTTTCCATTCCAAAGACTGAAAAATCTTAGTAATTGCCAGCACAAAGGAGCTGCAAATGGCATCGCTCTCCGCCATCTTCTTATAAGCCCTGAGCCCATTAGCACCCATTAATAGGGCCTCAGTCTCCTTGTCCAAATGGGAGGTAAATTTCCCTTTTACATTAGTATATGCGAGTTCAGATTTTGGCAAAGCTAGACTCCTGAGTTAAAAGGCTGTTCAAAGCCCTAAATGATTGAATATTCCCATAATCAGAATGCCCAACTAAGTTCCCATGCCGGAAGAGACTAATCATCAGGCTATCGGAGTAGTCGGGGGAAAAATTAAGGCGGCTTCTGATTTTCTTCTTATCTTCAATCTGTAAAGGCCGGGAATCTTCTATTATATTAATTTCAGGCAGTTCCTGCACATATCGGTCATGATTAGGCAGGGCGATGTATTCAAAGTTATCCCTTAGGTGCATAAATAATTCGGCCCTTAGATTCTTGTAGGCTTCTGGATCATTGGCCCTTGCGCTGCTTATTACTTTGTAAACCTTAAACCCTGCCTTTTTTCTAGCCTGATCGTAAACCCCAATCCCCATGCCTGTGTAGTCTATATAAAGCTCCTGCACTCCGTGCCTTTTACACTCGCCCAGAACTTTAGGCACAAGGTCTGTTGTATCTACATGTTTGATTCTAATGGGTTCAAATATATACCACCCCTTTCTAGGGGTCAAAATCGAATAGTCGTTCTTTCCTGCTGCTGGATCTAGGCCAGCTACTATTGGGGCGCTTACATCTTCGGGCGAGGCATGTGACCAACGATCAAATGCATCATAGAGTTCATCTATGCTTACTAGTGCAAGCCCACCTCCACGGGGGAACTCACCAAGAACTTTTGCCCTGAAAAAGTCAGAATCCTCCCCATGTAGGTTCTTCATCCTTTCTATCCAGGATTGGTCATTAAAAGGGGAGCGAAGAGAAGAGAGTGTTAAGCAATGCCACCTGTCTTTGTGCTTAGTATGAGTGTCATAGAAATACCCATTAGAACGAGTGGGGTTTCCAGTAAGGAGCGCCCAAACATTCTTCTGCATCATCGAACCTTCAATGCCCCTAAATACTGGGTCGGGCACACCGGAACTTTCATCCACCAAGAAAAGAAGGGAGGGCGCATGAAAACCAGCCAGCACATCACCTAGTTTGTCTTTATTATCCTTCGGGATTGTCCGGCCTACTATGAACCAATCCCTATAACCTTCAACATAGACTCGGCCTTTGACCGACACCAAAGATTCTCGGATTTTATCAAACTTAATCCGGCGCTTCCAAGCATCTATTTCGGCAAAAAGTAGGTTTTCAATCTGATCTCCACCAGGCGCAGTCAAAACAACCTTGCTCTCTGGATGAGTTGTAAGGAACCAAAGACCTAAAAGAGCAACACTCGCGGTCTTTCCGGTGCCGGTCCCACTTTTTGCGCTCACAAAGTTGTGAGCCACTAACCCTTGGAATAGGGCTTTTTGATCTTCGGATATAGAAATCCCTATCATTTCCTTCACCCAAAGTTCGGGATTTTTTCTATACCTGTCTATGTATACTGTTGCGTCGGAGATCACAATGTAAATAGCCTCTCTACTGCACGTTTACTTCCGGTGTCTTGGGTTAGGGAACTAGTTTGCTCCTTACTCCATACGCACGTCCAAGGTTCTGGGGCACGGTATTCACTAACAAAGACCTTATGGCCTTTTTGGGCCAACTCTTCTGCCCAGGACCAGAATTCCTTATGGTTAAAGCCATCTTTGTATTTTGTGGTTCCGGCGTAGGGAGGGTCGCAATAAACTATGGAATTTTGCGGTATTTCTAAGTCCAGATACTTGCTACATACAAGTATAACACCTTGCAATAGTGGGGATTGAACTAGTGCCGAATTTTTCGCCCTTCTTGTTTGTGTTTTCATATTATAAATGCTACCCTTAGTTCCAGCTACATCTCGCCTATACCCACCAAAAAACTTGCCACCAAAAGAAAGTGCAAACGAAGTAAATCCAGTTAGGCCATCAACAACTCTTTGGTTTTTCATTTGTTGGTACATATCTTCAGTGATAATATCAGGGATAGATTCTGGACAATCCCTTATTAATTTTAGGGCCGCGATTAAATACTCATTAGAATCAGCCCCAAGCCTATTCCCATCCACCTTATCAATCATATTGGCCCCACCTACAAATGGTTCCACATACCATTGGCCCTTTTGCCTATCGGCAAGAATAATAGGCAGGAGATATTTAGCAATTCTATTTTTACTCCCCATATATTTCATACGAGCTCCAAAATTGGGTTTCTAATTGCCTTTTTGAGTTCTTGCATAAGCGGGAAATAGCCAACAACTATGATATTTGCCCCATAAGAAAGGGTTTCTAGTTTTTGCAAATCCGAGGCTCTTTTTATTAGTTTTATGGAAATTTTGGACCCTTTCCACTCTAGTTCATTGTAATGGAGGTTAAAATCTGGCAATTCTTGGATGATTTTACCAAAAGTTCGGTCCAATAATTCCTGATTTTCGCTAATCAGTACGCAATCGAAATCTTCCAAATGTTGGAAGCCAAATAGTAATTTCGGCAGGGTGATTTCCATAAAATCCCAACTCCCTATTTATTTAATCCTTGGATTCCTTAGGCTCCTCGGCGTGCCCAAATTTACATCCAGCCACTTTCCTACTGCACTTAAATTCATTTAAATAAGCATATTCCCCGAATACCTTTTTAGCCCGTTCATTATAATGGTGGGCAGCACAGGATTCGGATTCAAAAACACCTAAATTGATGCGTTTCTTTTTGTCTGTGATGCTAGAGGAGAAAGTGCCGTTTGGGTTTTTTGTCACTCCTTTGAATTTGGACGTCCCACCTTTGCTTGGTTTATTCGCATTATTTTGGCGCACAGTGCAAACCCGGAGATTCTCCTCTCTATTGTCCAATCTATTTCTATTAATGTGATCCACAACTAATCTGGGCTTCAGTTTATCCGCAACCACCAACCTGTGCATACTAATCTTATCTTTCCCCTCCCCAAAGACCGCATAACCCCCAGAAATGTACCAATTGAAATGCCTGAAAACCTCAGAGTATTTAGCATCCGCAATCACCTGCTTCTTCCCTCCACCCCAGGCATTATAAATCGTCATATACAAAACCCCATCTTTTTCTTCATACCTATTAGGGGTTAGATTCTTCGGCCCAGGGTGTGCGCAAATAGCACCGAGCTTAATATGCAGTAGGTAGTGGTTCCTACAAAAGCCCAACCTGTATACCTTTTTGGATGTGCAAAATTTGTGGCGACAAAAGCTCCCTCTCATTGAGCATCCTTGGGATTAGTCATTCAGCAATTCCCCTTCTGGGGATCTGCAATCATGGAAATCATCGGCATCGGTACTAAGTTCGCGCGGATTAGAAATTGGGCGCGGCTTACTTTGGGCAATTATTTCTTCTAGGGACATGCCATTTCGGGTGTTGGGGTCAACCCTTTTAGAGGGGGCATCGAAGGATCGCATTTGTGGGCCTTCCCCCTCTTGGTGCTCGATCATAGTAGGTTGGGCATCCCCGGAATCTTGGGCATCCCAATCTTCTGGCCTTGAATCCACATCTATGATCTCCCGCTCTTTAGAAAGCCACTCCCCAAAAGAGACATTCACATTATTCTCAACCGTGCTTTTCCCAGAGTTCATGACTCCCAAACTCATAAGCACATCTTTGGAGCATTTGAGATCCCCTTCTTCAATGGCTTCACAGTAATTTTCGGCAGCCTTTTCCACCATGCCCACAAGCCGGTTTCTAGCGCGCTCAATAATCTCCTCGTGCTCTTTTTCTATCAAATCTTGCATCTTATCACTCCTGCAAGCCATTCCAACTGTGGATTCCTCCCCCGGCAATAGAGGTCTGCCCAATTCCATCTCCCGAATCTGCTTATAAGTATGCCCACCAGCGCGGAGAACAGCGCGGAGTTTATCTTTGGGAGAAAGGCTTTGGGTGTTTTTGGCCCACCCTGCTTCGTACCTCTTTATTCCTTGCCCGGATTCTCTCCCAATGTCAGTTGGACGTTCAGACTTTTTGGGCCTTCCCATTGGTCTTGCACCTCTTTCTTGGATGTGAAATCAAATTCAAGTTGCGCGAAATCTTCGGATTTGTCAATTTCTATAATTCCTGGCATTGAGTTGACCTCTTTTGGGTTTGTGGTTTTTGGATTCTCCTATAAGGATATTGGATAGTTGGAATTTGGGCAAGCCCCAATCCGTGGACATGGGGTTTAGTTAAATCAAAGGGCTCGGAAGTAGGGAGGTAAGATCCAAAGGGTTAAGGTGTGCCCAAGAACTAGGATGGTTGCTAATAGTTTGTATTTTTAAACAAGCGGAATTTCAAAATTTAATAAATTTCGGCACACCCTATCCCTCAAATCCCTCCTTCCCAATCCTGAACCTTCTTCCTCCCCCAAATATCGCATCCTCCAAATAGGGTGTGCCCAGAATAGTAGGAAGCTTTAAACATCTAAAATAGGCAGATAATTAAGTATGAATTTTTAAACATCTAAAATAGACAGATGCATAGGTACTAATTTTTAAACATTTAATAGCCAGATACATAGGTACTGTTGCCCACCTTTCATTAAGGAATCTTATATTTTTTGAACCTTATATTAAATTTGCTTTATTAACCAGGTATTTAAACAATCGTCATTTATTAAAGAAAAATAATAGGCCCTCTGCAAGCTTTGTGCCAAGCTCTCAATTAGTGAATGTCATATATTAGTTGGATTCTAATGTTGGAAGAAAATTTCAAATGTCAAGCACAAAATTAAAAAATCTATAAAGCCCTGGAATTGTTAAGGAAATCAGCTTGGCACGCTCTTTGCTTTGCCAAATTCTATGCCAAGGCGCTGCGCGTCAAAACGCTAACTCGCTTTATCATATATGGTATTGGCATGCTCTTTGCTTTATCCTTAACCCCTTGAAATCATTGAATTTTGACTTGGCATACTCTTTGCAATGCCACACTTCGTACCAACGTAAAACATTGACTGGGCACCACTAGATGTTGTGTCAAGCAAAATCTGCATACCCCTGCATTTTGTTTAAAAGTCCACTTTAAAACACAGTTTTAACAAAGAAACGCTAATTCATTGAGAAATTAACAATTTCCAATGACTCCCAAGTCCTTGAAATTGCTAATAAATTTCCGAAAATTAGTGAACAAGTTAGTGAATTTCATATCTCTGGACCCCCATGCTTTGCAGGGAGGTGGGATACTAGATATAGTGGGTAGTATATATGGTAATATATATAAATATATATATAAAAAAAAAAAAAAAAAAAAATTAAAATTATATAATATTACTACCTACCCTATCCACCTGTGTGTGTCAATATATTGACACGCCCATCACTCCCAACCACACCGGGGTCGGAAAACATTACATTCACTGACTTGTTCATTGAGCGATCCATAAACCTTTGAAATTATTGAGGAAAATTGGGCGACTTAGTGAATTAGTTAATAAATCAATGAATGTTTGCGGCTTAATTGATTATAATAGGCTCTAAATGCTTGGAATTGTTGGGGAAATTGGAATTTCCTCTGTATTGATATTTTAAACACTAGCCCTGGCCCTTATATGCCTGGACGCTTTGCGCCCAGCAGAGGGCGAATTTGAAAGCCTGGCTGCCTATTTTGCGGGCCTTTGCACCGCTGATCTAGGCCATCCAGCATGTTTCACGGCCCTCTTTACTATAAAAATCAACCACTTGGAATGTTTCACACACTCTGAATAAGGAACGCCAGAAATAGTATGAATGACCTTAATACTTGGAACACGATTTGTATAGTTGCAATATCCAGGAATTCAGGAATTAGCATATTTAAATAGTTGAATAATTAAATACAGGCCTTGCCTCCCTACGTTCGGCACCAGGTTAAAAGTGATGAATTAGATTTGCAAATTAGGGATTGCCGAAATTTCTATTAAGAGGATTAAAAGGTTTTTATTTTGTTCATAGGAATTTTGGCACACAAATTGCTAATTTATTATATAGAAGGGGCGCAGGGAGTGGGAAAGTATTAAGAGAAAATAATACTTTTTTCTCTTTACAGCGTAGGTTTTTGTTGGTATTGTTAGTTATCTTTTCAACTCTACCTTGGAGGTGCTTATGTTTACTGTTAATTTTCAGACTACCAATGCCGGGCCTTTGCACTCTTTCCGGGTTTTTGACTCGAAGCTTGAGGCATTTGAGTTTTTGCATACAGAATTATATGCAAAAAACTATAAAGCAGGAGTCATTATTGACTCCGAAGGTGAAATTGCGGATCGCCTGGTCAACCTGGATTTAATCCATGCGTGACCTGATATAACAATTAAACCAAAGGCCCGCTAATAGTGGTGGACCTAAACTCACAACAAAAAGGAGAACAGATCATGGAAAACACAAAATTTGAAAAGCGGGAAGTGAGTGTAAAAGAGGGACGTGGGAAAGACAGCGCAACGGTGGCGAAAGCCACTATTAAGGACTATCCTAGAACGCTTGCCGCCCTGCAACAGAAGATTGAGGAAATTGTTAATTCTGAGGAGGAAGGAGCTAGCAAAGCTAGAATTACTTTGCATGCCCTTCTGGCTGGTGCTTTTGAATCATTTTTGTACAATAAACTCCAACTGTGGAAAAACCAAACGGATAGTGATGACAAATCGGCTGATGAGAAGCGGGCTGAATTAGATATTCAGCCGAACGAAGAATACTCAATTTTCGAGCTTTTGAGCGTAGGCAAACGGATTAGCAAAGCCGCACAAATTGAGCGGCAAAAGAAAGAGCTTTTTGCTAAGCAAACCGCCCTTGTCCAACAAATGGCAAGTGGCGAAATCACTCAGGAGGATTTTCTTGCGGAAAACGCCAAGATTCAAGAGCAGATTATGAATCTCAAATAAAGGAGAATTGAGCATTTATAGTGTGCCGAAATACTATTAAGGATTATCAAAGTATTTCGGCGCACTCTTAAGTGTTTAATCATGCCACAAGGCAGGGAGCATAATCCTAATCAAAGGAGGTTTAAATCATGTTTGAAAAAGCACTATTAGTTATGTTGATAGTATTCATTATCCCATTGCTCTTTGGTTCACTCTGTGAGCTTTGGGAGAGTCTTTACGATTCTATTTATGAGAGAAAGGATTAAAAGCCATGCCGAAAATTTTACTATTACTGGCCAGTCCGTTTATTCTAATCTTCACCTTTGTTGCCCTTGGCCTTGTGCTAGAGGCAATACATAATTTCATTTTCGGAGAGGATTTAAAGCCATGAGTATTTTTGCAGAAATTACAAGGGCCGGGGAAGTTAAGCATAAACTTTTAAAAGACTGGGTAACAGAAAGTATGATCAGGGAAAAACTCCCGGATGCGGGGAATATTAACTTGTACAAGGTAGATAAGCCGGATATTGAGGATTTAAAAGAATGGATGTTTGACAGTTTCTGTGAAACTCCGGTTTGCGCTTGTGAAGTTGAACCAGACGGATATTGCCAACATGGTCGCCCGTCTTGGTTGATCGTCCTTGGCTTAATTTAAAGGAGGATAAAAAATGGCAAAACAAGATAGTATACAAAAATTGGGATCGGATATGACTGCAATTTTTTGCCAATATCACGATGGCCTAATATCAAAGACAGAAGCGTTAAGCGCGCTTTTCCGCCTGATTTCTGAGGCAAGAACAAGCTACCAGACAGAATTGCAAGAAAGAATGAAAGACATTGAAGATGAATTAAGAGTGATTGATTTTTAAATTAGACAATAAATCAAAGTATAAAAGGCACTCCTTAAATGGTGTGCCTTTTCTAGTATGGTTTATTGAAAATGATTTTCATACTTAATACTAGGAACATGCAATCCTGCTATGCGGCGCAAGCCGAATAAACCTTAAAGCCCTATTTGCTATGAGCGAAGCGAATAAGCCCTTTATCCCTATCTCCTTTGGAGTGCAAAGAAAGCATAAGGAAAAAGATCCCAGTGGATAGGGAATAAAAGGATAAAGAGAATGGAATTTATGCAAAAAAGCACCATGCGAAATTTGCATAAAAGGACTGCCGAAATTGGCCTATGAAGGGCTTAAAAAAGAAATCGAATACTAAAGGCAAGGTAAAGGATTTAAATCCAATACAAAGCGTCCTGGATTCCTTAAAAAGGGATTGCCCAGAAAGTATGTTTGCCATTCATACTATGCGGGGCGAACCAAGGAGCAATGGAATCCGAATAAATAGATAAATGAATAAATAGATAGATGAATATACTAATATACAGATAATCAAATAAATAGATAATCAAATAAATAGATAATCAAATAAATAGATAATCAAATAAATAGATAATCAAATAAATAGATAATCAAATAAATGAATAATCAAATAAATAGATAATCAAATATAGTAATTCCTGGCTGTCTGGATCTTTAAATTATGCAAGTGAGGCTTTCTGTCGATGGGCAAGTCCATTCCCTGTCGATGACTCAGCCCATTGTCGATAGCGGCCGCCTAATATTTTAGCCTCTTATCGATATGTCGAGCGTCGAATTTGTCGGGAGCAAAATTCTAGTCGAGAACCCTAAACTATTAACAAAGGAGCAAAACTTATGTTTGAACTCAAGTATGTTAGACCATCGGAAAAAGAATATGGGCACACACATATAATTAAAAATGGAGAAGAGATTGGGTATTTTATGCCTATTAGAAACCAGGCATCCGGCATTACCGAACACTGGCATTTGCAGTATTTTGATGAGTATGGGAATTTTCAATCTAAGCAATTTAGAACAAGACGTGAAATGATTGATTATATGGAAGCTAACATTTAACAAAAGGAGAATCCCAATGACTATTCAAGAACTCAAAAAGAAAAAGGCAACCAAAGTTATTGAATCGGAGGAGTCCATTAAAATCCAATACCATAACACTACGATTGTTGAGATATTCGATAATCGAATTATCCTTAATCCAGGCGGGTATTATACAGTAACTACAAAAAGAAGAATGAATCAAGTATCGGACGTTTGGCATCTTGGTTTTAGTGTGTATCAAAAAAATTACAGGTGGTATGTTGATTACGAGGGGGGAAACTTATGATTTTAATAATGGCATTTTAGAGTTGCCCAGATAACTATTAAGCCCATCCTACTATGAGGCGCCTGCTAACCTTAACCCCTAACTTTAATCCAAACCACTATAATTGGGAGAAAGAAAATGAAAGTACTAAATAAGAGCACGAATAAAATAGAGCCTGCCCAAATTACTACATGCCCTCGGTGCAAGGGGTTTGGG